GTTATCAAGGGCAAACTTGAAAATGATTTTATAGAATTAGAAAAAGGCGGCAAAGATGACTTTAGTTTGTCACAATCCATAGAAACCCTCCAGAATGAGTTTAAACAGCAGATTGAGGGTAGGTATACGCAAGAAGCTATAAAGACCCATATAGAGCATTTGGATGCCGTTCTAGGGTGTTCTGGCATAGGACTAGGTGAAGTTATGGTTATATCTGCTCCAACGTCTTGTGGCAAGTCTCAGTTAGCTTTGAATATAGTGACTAGAGCTATGATAAGAGATAAGGTGCCTTGTGGTATATTTAGTTTAGAGATGCCACAGAAACAGGTAGCTAAGAGAATGGTAACTATAAAGTCCCAGGCTAGTCTCAAACAAGTACAAGAGCGTGTTATATCAGATAAACATATGAAGCGAATCAATGACGCTTGTGAAGAGATCAAAGACTATCCAATATATACTATTCATAATATTAAGAATATTTCTGACTTGTGCTCCTATGCTAGGACTATGGTTCGTAAGCACAAAGTAAAACTTTTAGTTATAGATTATTTACAGCTAATACCTTGGGATAATAAGAATATGTCCAAGAATGATGCCATCGCAGATATATCGCACACAATAAAACAGTTGGCCCTAGAGCTGAATATAGGTATACTGTTATTATCACAAGTAAACAGAGAAGGTGCAAAGAGAGATGGTGGTTTGGCAATATACGATTTGAAGGACTCCGGTGACATTGAGAACGATGCAGATGTCATTTTACTTATGTGGCCAGAAAATGGTGACATAGAACAGTCCAAAAGACTTGACGGCAACGGCCCATATGTTAATATGAAATACAACATCGCTAAGAATCGTGAGGGGGAAAGAGATGTTAAAGGTAAGTTTAAATTCTATCATACGATGGGTTTGTTCTATTAATTTGATGTAGGTAGTCCGCCTATTAAGATGGCGGTGGGTTATTAATATGTTCCCTTTTCACCGCCTACATCATTTATTTTTTGAAAGACAAAGAAAGACAGATAGCCAAAGATATACTTAGCTTGTACCCACAGCTAGGAGATCTACAAGAATCATTTGAGTTCGATCACCACGACTTTGAGTGCGATCAATACTTGATGGAGATAAAGTCCAGGGACACAAAGTATAACCCTTGGATCATAGAAAAGATGAAGGTAGACGCAAACCTGTTGTATGCTTTTTCTTTAGCTAAAATGTTTCTGTATATAACAGAATATAATGGACGTGCTTATGTATGGAACATATCCAAGATGGCAGATAATCATTACGACTTCAACTGGGAGACGCGCAAGATGCCGGCCACAACAGAGTTCGATAACAATGAGTACGTAGACAAAGAAGTAGGATACCTATACGATAAGGATGCTACTGTTATCTCCCTGGTCTAGGCGAGAAGAAATCATAGATAGGAATGTCTTGACCACGCTCTGGAGTAAACTCCGGTGGTAATCTATCTATCCGTACATCCGTGAATGGTACTTCAAGTAAACTGTCGATAGTTGATTTGCGAACATTTGCTTGAGATTCTAATCCTTCCAAGAATCCTTCTACAATACTAGGTGCTTGATTGCTCTTGTAGTAATCCATACGATCGGCGATCTCTTCATCGTCTGGGCTGAACGCATTCTCTAGCCCACGACCAGCTAAGTACTTAAATAAATACGGACGTGCTTTTGGTAATCTGTTTTTATTGTAAACAGTTGGAGTTTCTAATAATGCTTTGAGTAATTTTGGATCAGACATAGCGTCAGATAATACCTGGTGTGCCTGGCTTCTACTTAATCTTTCCAGTGTTTGAGTTGTTTGGCGTTTAATATACGAAGCTGCGGCCAAAGATGCAGAACTAGAAAAGAAGTCAGCACCAGTACCACCAATAAATAAACCAATCAATGAATAAAGTAAGTTGTCACCTTTAGTAAAGTCTTCCCCAATCTTGCCTCGACTAACTAAGTAACGATTATACTTTTGTATTTCACCAGCAAACTTTTGTATGTTTTTAATTTCTGCTGAACTAAATCCAGCTTCTTTTAAAAATGGTAATGCTGCACCACCGGATCCGGGTACACGACCTGGGTTCTTTACTAACTCAGCTAATGAACTAAACTCTAATTTACCCGGAGCTTCACCAATGTTTACCATTGCAAGTTTAACACTATCTTTTATGCCTTGTTGAACATCTTGTCTAGTAATACCTAACTCTGTAAAGTATTCAGCCGGTGCTTCATTAACTAATCTTTTAAGTTCTTTTAGATCTTGAATACCACCTTTTGCTAAAAGCATTTTAGTAACACCTTCAGTGATGTCACCTTGCATAAATAAATTTACAGCACCTAAACTCTCACTTCCAAAGAATTTAGCATAAACTTTTTTAAGAGATACTTTTTCATCTGCGTATTTAGCAATATTACTTTCTGGCCCAGAAGCATTAAGAACAATACCTTTTGCTCTCTTCATTTCTGGTAAGTCTAAAATAGGGGCATACTTTTGATAAAATGCATCAGCCCTTGCTCTATCAATAACTTTACCGACTCCTTCTACATCTTTTACTGCTTGTTTGCTAAATAAATTTAACATATAATTCTGAAGTTGTTTCTCTACTTCAGTATTCTTTTTTCGTGATATAGCTCCAGCTTTTGTTACACCTACTTTCTTTGCAGCATCAAGAATTGATTGTACATTCAATTTACCTGTAAAATTAAAATTAGTACCGGCTGATTGAAATACATTTTTTAGTGCAGTGCTTGGATCCTGTTGGGCTCCATCTGCTGTCATAGAAAGTATTCTACCGACAAGACCATCTTTAAAAGTACGATTGTAATCTGCTGAATAATTTACGGCTCTACGAAGTGTAGCTGACTTACCCTTGAGAGTAACCATATCGTCTAGAATAGCAGAACGTATTTTATTAGTAATATATGCAGGTGTATTAACTTGACCTTGTTTCATAGCACCCATACCTACTACGCCTAGTACCTTACGGAGGTTATATAAATCGCCAATAGTATTTATTTGTTTAGTGCCATCAAGAACGTCTTGGACAATCTTTGGCATATTCTCTAAACCATAGTCATTAACAAGCTCCTCAATGGCTTTCATTGTATTAGTTGAATACTCTTTTCGCATTTGACCGCTTATAAGCTTTAGAGACTTCGATGCTTGTGGGGCCATCGATAATAACTCTTCAGTAGTTACATTAGATAGATCACCTAATTCTGCGTCTGTGGCTATTCTTTGTTTTACGATATCTATTTCTTCTACTGTTTTCATAAAGTCATCAAATTTTTTGATAACTTTAGTATTACCTCCGGAACCTTCAACAACAGCTTGTCTTAACTTTGCAGTATAGTTGCTGTCTAGCAATTGTTCGGTGTTTAGTCTAAGTGCATAGTCCGGACTGAAAGGAATAAGGTTTGAAAATGGATCTTTAGCCATTCTGTTAATATTCCCTAATATATTTTCCGGTGTAAGAGTTATATCAAGAGAACCCTTCAAAGGTATATTGAAATCATCAGATATTTTTATTGGTAGCTTTTGAGTTTGATCTACAGCATCCCAAGCATCATTTACAATTTGATCAAAGTCGGCCTTTGACTGTGCTAGTGATGATTTAAATGAACGAGCTATTTCTTCTGGCTCTGGTAAGTTCTTTTTGACTTTGTTCAATTGTTCTAAACCTTCATCTATCATATGAGATGTGGTTTCGTTTATATTCTTATTGAACATTTGTTTTGAAAGTCTAATCCAATCCTCTGCGTTACGAACAGATCCTTCTGTAACTGGAGCGAGTATACCTTTGATAGCTTGCAGATACTCCTGGTCACGAAGTGTCATTGGTGTAACGTCACTAAATCTTTTATTTAGTACAGATTCTAAATGTGTAAATCCTCTGTCCCCTAGTAATATTTCTAGTGGAGCTTTGACATTTGCTGGAAGTGTACCCTCTTCTAAAATTTTATTTAAGTTAGCTAAACTAGTTTCTGGATCCACAACTTGCTGTAATATTTCAGCAGCTTTTTGGAAATCCTTAGGTTTCATATTCTTTACAACATCTCCAGCTAGTTGTCTGGATATGTACTTTTTAGCTGCACTTCCTACGGTAGGAGTAAGTAAAGTTGTCCCAACACCTACTCCCATTTGTTGTAATTCACTTGCACCGCGAACGGCGGCTTCTGTTTCGGCCGCAACACCAGTTAACTCTACACCTAAAGTAGATACTGGATTTTTGAGAATCTGACGTCGTAATGCTTTGTCTAATGGTTTAGCAATTACCTTTACAAAAGGTAATCTTTTACCAATTTCTAAAGCTCCAAAAGTATAAGCATAAGCAGAACCATATTCACCTAAAATGCGTTTACCTACTTCGTATCTATCCTGGGGATCTTCTATCTCACGAGCGGCCTCAATCTCTTTTTTGAATTGATCGACTACTTGCTTTGGAATATAAGTATTATATTTTTTTACAGTTTGTCCAAATCCAGAAGTCCCATAATCTACTAGTGGATCACCTCGGTCTGCACGAGCTTGGTTCTCCATATCAATAGCTAATCTATCCAGGCCTAATAATAAGTTAGTACTTAGATCTGATACAGTAGCGATACCGGTTGCAGCTGGATCAATTATCATATCATATGCTAAATCACCAATACCGTATACTTGTTTACTTTTTAGAAGACCTTCTGCTAGGGGTACATCAACACCCTCAATATCTTTTTGACTTTCAGCTATCTCTTCGTATGCACTCTCACCTTCAAAAGGTTTAGGTTGCATAGATTCGAGCATCTTGTTGTATTCATCTAATGATAGTTCTTTAGCCATTATTCTACTTGAAAAGGTTTGCCGTCAAATTTAAATATTGTACCATTGTTTTCTTTAGCAAATGCTTCAGCTTCTTCTACTGTCTCAAAATCATTAGCTAGATCACGAGTTGGATCAAACACTGGTTTAATATTATAAACACTCATATCAATAGGGGCATAAAAGTATTGAGTACCTGGGCCAGCTTTTGAACGTTTTAAATTATAATCCTGTGCGGCTATTCGACCTTTTTGTAGCTTTTGGTTAGCTATATTTTGAACAATCTCGATAGCCATCTCATTAGTTGTAAACGGCCCGAATCCACCAATAGCTTCTTCGATAACTTTTCTATCGAACTCAGTAAGAACACCTGGGCCAAGAACATCTAATCGTAATGTTCCAAGTAATTGTCTAAATTGTGCTTTACCTAATGCTTGTGCTCTTTGAGTTATAGTTAAGTCTTCACCTGTGAATGCATTCAAGCCAGCTTGCATTAGATCTATAATTCTTTGAGCACCAGCTTTACTCATTTGCCCCCGGCTGTCTATATAAGCCTCTAACTTTGGTAATGCTTCTTGAACTTCCCTATGTATTTTAAGATCATCATCCATTCTTGCCTGTAGGTTTTTGACTCCACTTTCAGACATAGGGAACATAGTGGTAGCATCTAACTTTTTAATAGCTCCTGTTTGTGGATCTGTGAAAACTTGATCTCCACCCCTTACAGGTGTACCATCACCATATGTTAATCCTCCTGGATCTTTAGATACAGTAGTAACCTGTACTCGTGTTGCCTCGGTATCGTCACTTGGATCATCTGGTGTACCACCATCATCGTAGGGAATCATATATGGTATAGGAAACTCTGGTTCAAAACCTTTAGCTGTAACCGATGCGATAGGTATGTCACCCATAGTTTTTAACACGCTCATAATATCACCACCACTAGTGTTATTTATGTACTTTATTAATGAACTATATTCCGGAGTACCTTCTGCTATATCAATGCCCATATTTTCTAAAAAAGTAGGCATAAATGTGTTAATTTGTGCTTCACGATTTTTTTTTACTCTTTTCTCTTCTTGCTTTTGGGCAAACTCTAAAATAGAAGTTTGTAAAGTATTATTTAAATTTACAGCAGCTTGTTGCTCCATAGCTCCAGCTTGAATTGCTGGATTTATATCGAGTTGAGATAATTGAATTGGTGATGAACCTTTAATCATTGTTATCGCCCAAAGCTCCCTAAAAAGTTACTAAATATATTTGTAGTTGGATCACCAGTTAAACCACCGCCAAATATACTAGTCGCTGGATTTCCAGTTAATCCTCCAAAACCAGCTGATTGAGTTGGTGATTGTATACCACTTACTGGAGTTTGTGCTTGGTTACCCCTATTTAACGCACTACTAAAAAGAGTACCTAATGTAGACATTTGATCACCCGCTATACCAGATCTTGCCGCGGCTGCTTGTGCAGCTAAAGCACCTTGGCCCATCAAAACATTTGCTCTTTGTACATCTGTTGCTGATCCTACATTAATAGCTTGTCCGGGATCTGTTACTAAAGTTCCGGGAGCTTGTGATAAGAACGCCCCACTCAAAGCATCAACTCTAGGAGTTAATCCTCCAAGTAAAGCAGTTGGGTCTATACTAGCAATTTGAGAAGATTGTAAAGCTCTAAGTCTAGCGGCATCTGTAGCTGCGGATCTACCCAAAGCAAGTTGTGCTATGGCTCCTTGTCCTCTACCACGTCCCATACGAACTGCATCTGCAAGAGCTGACTGCTCTGCGGCTCTAGCTCTTTCTCCACTGAGAGGATTCAAAGCAGCATCTAAGTCTGCATCTGCAATAGCAGCCAATCTAGGATCTTCTAACAATCCTCTAGCCGCTGGTGCAAATGCTCCAATAAATCCTAGTTCGTTTAGTCTAGCTTGTTGACCTAAATCCATTAAGCCACCTTGACCAAGCAGTTGCATTTGAGCTTGTTGTCTTTGTAAATCTAAAAATCCCGGTAGTAATCTTTGTTCAGCTTCTAATATATCGCCTTGTGTATCCGCTCCAAATATACCACCAGCGCCGTAAGCGTCTCTTAGTATTTCGTTTGGATCTCTTATTTGTTCAAACGCTCTTTGTAAATCACCTCGTGATCTTGCTTCTGCTGCTTCTGATGCTTTTCGTGCTTTGGATGCACCACGACTAGCGATTGCCGCACCAAGAATTTGACCAAAAATAGGTTTTACAAAACCAGCTTTGGTAAGATATTTAAAGATAAGATTATCAAAAGGTCTAAAAAATTCTATTAAAAAGTTCTTCATATTACGCTGTACGTTTCCACATATATACTACTATGTACGGTTGTAAATTGTTGTGAGCACCGCCACCACCGGTAGATGCAGTTGTTGTAGAAGATGTGCCACTTTCATTTCTTTCATCTAGTTGTTCTCCACTAGTAACAGTTAATTGTAGAGATGTGTCTACTAAAACATTTGCTGCGTCTTGAAGTCTTATATTAGTATTGTGCGTATGTGCCGGCATTTCTGATGTACTCAAAGTATGAGTCTTAGAACCAGTAGTGCTGTTTGTATT